CAAGAAGAACTGAGCCTACAGGCTGTACAGTCAGTTGGTATGCCAGCAATCACTAATTTTGCTGAAAAGCGCATGTTCAAAGACATTCTCGAATTGCGTGACCGTAGTGTACCAACTACAACCTATTTGGTTGGTATGAATAACCAATTGACCAAGTTGTGTGACTCAGTTGGGTATGGCTTGCCTTATGCTACACAGTACACCAACCCAATGCGATTGTCTGGAGATGGTAATCACGGTTATACTACATTGCCACAAGCTGATCCAAACGGATTGTACTCACCTGCATCAGCAGAAGGTACTTGGGTGTTGTGCGTAGATCATAAAGACAACAAGCCAAAACCAATTTATGTCGAGCCTCGTGTTATTGTAAGCCCAATCGCTCTACAGTAATATGAAACTGTTTGCTCGCTCCGGAGGACACTGGCTCTTCTGGAGCGGTGTTCTTTATCTTAGTGTAACCGTACTGGTTGCTCTTAGTCCTTACAGAGACTATACTATGCTTGTAGAGTTGGTATGGCTTGTTATGGTAGCTTTACCGTTAGTATGTAATCCGCTGGCTCGCTGGCTTAACATGAAAGAGAATCATATGTTTGATATGTTCAAAAAGAAACCTAATAATGTAGTTGCATTTCCGGAAAAGGATGTGCCTTATGTTGAACCACCAAAGAAGGAAGAGCCTGTTACTACTTACTACCGCCTAGGTCTTACTAGCAATGGTCGTGTTAGTTTCCAAATGGGGTATAGTGAAATTACTATGAACGCAGGCGGTATTGATAACATGATTAAACAGCTAAAGGTATTTCGTGATCAAGTTTTGCAATACGAAAATAACAGCCCTGACGATGATCCGGACGGTGGTGAACCCGTGCCTGTTCCAGAAAAAGAACAAAAGGCGGCCTAATGAGTACTAGAGGTATCATAGCACAGCAAGCTGATGAAGTTTGTGAAATGTGCGGCAAAGTAGATGAGTGTCGTCCATATGGCCCAAACGATGAAAACATTTGTTTTGATTGTGCAATGAAAGATAAAGAAACAGCCGAGCGTAAAATGAACGCTTATATATTTGGAGAAACAGAATGAAAATAGTTACTGGTGATTTGCTCCAATTGGGCAAGGATAATGAATTTGATATTATCATGCATGGTTGTAATTGTTTCAACATGATGGGCGGCGGCATTGCTTTTCAAATTGCAGATAGGTTTCCAGATGCTAAACTAGCAGATGACGAAACTATTAAAGGTGATCCAGGTAAGCTAGGCACCTATACAATTGGTATGGACGGACGTTTGGTTATTCTAAACTGTTATACACAATACTCTGTTAGCCGTGACGGACAAGATGTTTTTGAATACATTGCCTTTGAACGTGTACTGAGCAAAATCATTAATCGGTTTGGCAAGTGGCGTATTGGATTACCATTAATTGGTATGGGTCTTGCTGGTGGTGATGAAGGCCGTATTATGCCTATGATCGAAGCCTTTGCTAAACGAATTGAAGCCCAAGGCGGCAGTGTTACAATAGTCAAGTGGGGCGGCAAATGATGCTAACCTACAATGAAATTGAATTAATGGAAATGGCTCGAGATTACGAAGCCATGGAAAAGGTTGCATTACAAGACGCAGAAGAATTGCGTCAGTTACGTGAGGGCGAGCGTATTATAGTACCAGTAGACATCGAGCATGCTCGCAGTATGTTTAAGTTGGCTAGTTACTACCTTAGCCAGCACGATAAAGAATTTACACTTACAATGGAGAAATAATGCCTAATTTAGTACCAATGGTAATCGAGCAAGAAGCTCGTGGAGAACGTAGTTATGACATTTACAGTCGATTGCTTAAGGATCGAATTGTCATGCTGGACACAGATGTTAATGAACACTCAGCAAGTTTAATCGTAGCACAGCTACTTTTCTTAGAAAGTCAAGGCAATGAGGATATTAATTTTTTCATTAATAGCCCTGGCGGTGTTGTTACCGCTGGTATGGCAATTTACGATACAATGCAGTTCATCAAACCAGATGTATCGACCATCGTTATGGGACAGGCTTGCTCAATGGGTAGTTTACTCGCCACTGCTGGCGCTCCTGGTAAACGCAAAATGCTACCTAATGCTCGCCACATGATTCACCAACCATCAGGCGGTGCTGGCGGACAAGCTACAGACATGGAAATCCAAGTAAAAGAGATCCTAAAAATGAAGCAAAGTTTGACCCAAATTTACGTAGACCATAATAGCAAGGGCAAGACTTTTGAAGAGTTTTATAATGCTATGGAACGTGATAACTTTATGAGTGCCCAAGAAGCTGTAGATTTTGGGTTGGTTGACGAGATCATAACAAAACGTCCGTAAAGTGCGTATATAATAGTTGGGCCTAGTATACTATAAATAGTATTGTCTAGGAGTGTACTATGGCCCAACTACCATTTAATTGGTCAGAACTAACCCGCAGTAACCTGTACTCTATGTTCTATTCGCTTAACAGCGAAATAGTGGGCAAAGAGCTATCTCCTAATCAAATCCAAAAACGCATTAATCGGCACATTAAAGCACATTTGCCTATTAAGGTTAAAAAATGCTTGTATGCTCCTACAACTCCGGGCTACATCTTTATGGGCGGGTGTTACTATAGTCATTTAGACCGAAAGGGCAAACCTGCTATAGAAGTCAATTTTAACTATAATCCTGAAGAAACCAAAATGCGCATAACTGCTTATCGTTTCAAACGCATGGCTGTTCGATTTAGTGATGTTATATGTCACGAAATAATCCATATGCGACAATTCCGAGCCAGAGGATTTAAAAATATTCCAGGTTATCAAAGTACGGCCCAGTTAACCAAAGAGCGTAAACAGCAAGAATACTACGGTGATACAGATGAAATGGGTGCTCATGCTTTTAATGCCGCTTGCGAATTAATTGATCGTTTTGGCTACGATCCAACTCGTATAGGACATTATCTAGATTCAAACCAATGTCGACGTCATAAGAATATGACTTGGTACACATATCTCAAAATTTTTGATTGGAATCACAATCATCCTATTGTACGCAGAATGAGAAATTTAATTATGCGTCAATTAGAAAATGCCTACTACGGCACACCATTTAGAACAAGCCTCTGGTTGACATACTGATAACTATACTGTATAATATACACTTGTACAGTTAATTATTGGAGTCAACATGAGCGTTTGTGCCAGCCATATTTGGGCGTTAGAAACCCATCCTTCCCGTTTAAACAAAGAAGCTATTATTGAATCTATTGCCCAAGAAGGGTGTGATGAATTCTTTGAAGGTTGTCGACTTGCTCTTGATCCGATGATTACTTTTGGACTTAAACAAATACCGGAGAAGAATGATGAAGACGGCCCTGGGTTACCTTGGGATAGTTTTACTCTCGCTCTTACTGGTTTCGTTACTCGTAACGTCACCGGTAATACAGCAAGGACTATGATTGAAACAATGATGAAATCAGCCACCAAGAAAGAATGGAATGGCTGGTATCGTCGTATCCTTATTAAAGATTTACGCTGTGGTGTAAGCGAAAAAACAATTAACAAAGTAGTGGAAAAGAAATATGCTGATTACGCTATACCTGTGTTCGGCTGTCAGCTTGCTCATGACAGTGCCAATCATGAATCCAAAGTCTCAGGTAAGAAGCTTATCGAAGTTAAGTTGGACGGGGTACGTGTCATTACTGTTGTTCGTGCAGACGGCCGGGTGGATATGTTTAGTCGAAACGGTAAAGAATTGGTAAACTTTCCGCATATTGCGGAACAGATTAGTGCTGTGGTTAAGAAAGATCCTCCCCCATATGATCTAGTGTTAGATGGTGAAGTAATGTCTAGCAGTTTTCAGGACCTGATGAAACAAGTACACCGTAAGAGTGATGTACAAAGTGATGATGCTATTCTTAACCTGTTTGATGTAATTCCTTTGTCAGACTTCGAATTAGGGTTTTGGGATAAGAAACAATCTGACCGCAGTGATATGGTCTACTACTGGCATAAGAAACACAAAGATGTGTTGCCTAATGTAGCAGTTGTAGGGCATGAACTTGTTGATTTAGATACAGAGGCCGGAGCAGTTCGCTTTAAAGAAATCAATCAAAAAGCTATCGATGGCGGATACGAGGGCATTATGATTAAAGATCCTGATGCAGGTTACGAATGCAAACGTAGTGTAGCATGGCTTAAATTAAAACCATTTATCGAAGTATCATTGTCTGTTGTTGCTGTCGAAGAAGGCACAGGTAAGAATGTAGGTAAACTTGGTGCGTTTGTATGTGAAGGAGTTGATGATGGAAAATCGATCAAAGTTAATGTGGGTTCAGGTTTTACTGATAGTAATCGTGATTCTTTTTGGGATTCACGTGATAAATTACTTGGCAATGTCGTCGAAGTAAGAGCCGATGCTATTACACAAAATCAAGACGGAACTTATAGTTTGCGCTTTCCACGGTTCAAAGGATTCCGTGGGTTTGTACCAGGTGAAAAGATTTAATGAACATAGTTTCAAAAGAAAACGACATTTATATTATTGATGACTTTTTGGATGATCCTTATAAGTCACGTGATTATGCGTTAAAGTTAGACTATCCTTTGACTGGGATTTATCCTGGTTATAGGACCATGAGTCCGCCAGCAGAGTTTGGAGATGTTAATCTGCCTAAATTTGAAGAAATATTAGGTTCAAAAATTTTGCAATGGCCAAAAAAAGAATGGCGTAAAGGTACATCTAATACTCAGTTCCACGTAGCCTTCAATAAAGCATGGAGAGCTATACATTGGGACGTAGGCGAATGGAGTTGCGTGTTATACCTAAGTCCACATTTAGGTCCTGAATTTGGTACAACAATATGGCAAAATATTAACACAGGTGCGTATAGTTACAAACAGCATTTACACAGACACGATGAGTTAGGAGATGAGTCGCAGTGGAGACCTTTTAAAGTTATCGAAAACAAATTTAATAGATTAGCTATGTATCCTTCTCATTACTATCATAGTGGTACTACGTCAGGTAACGGTGCCACTATGGAAACAGCAAGATTGACACAAGTGTACTTTTTTACAATAAATGAGCCTTACTGGGAAGAATGATGCGTAGATTAGAAATATTGAAAACTACAGCCTTGTGGGTGCTAGCAGTTTGGGCATTGTTTATTTTGATTCCTTTTGAAAATATAATAGAATCAGATGACGTTACCACAAGAAGATTTTGTGCCTATGGGCATGTTTATGTAGAATTTCAAAAAGGCTCGCATGTATGGGGCACAACATTTTTAGATAAAAATGGTAAACCTGTAGAATGTGATGAAGATTTGCCTGTTGAAAACACGTCAATAAATAAAGGAAATATTATATGAACCCGTTTCGTGATCAAGAAAAATTTATGAAGGCATGTGGACAAACTGTTGACACCTTTAATAAAGAACAATTTGGTTTATATGTAAACTTGATTGAAGAAGAATTCAAAGAACTTAAAGAAGCCATTAATAATAACGATCTTGTAGAAACACTAGATGCATTAGAAGATATCTTAGTTGTTACCATTGGTGCTATTCATAGTGCCGGTATGGATGGAGAGGGCGGTTGGAAAGAAGTTATGTCAACCAACTTTGCTAAAATTGATAAAGAAACTGGACTTGTGCGTAAACGTGAAGACGGTAAAGTTTTAAAACCAGTAGGTTGGGTTCCGCCTAATCTAGAACCATTTGTAAAGAAGAATGTATAAGTTAAAATATTATTCAAATGATGGAAGACTGATGGTAAAGTATTTTGATACAGTAGGAGAAGCACTAGACTATTCAGTGTACAAAATACCTTTCATGAGTTTTTACGGCATTGACAAGGTAAACAAA